TAAACGTATAAACAAACCGTTTGCAAGAAAAATACAAATACTAACCGTAATGGAGCAACGAGCTAAAGTGATGGGTAAAAGTCAAGTTGCTTCTATCGCAAAGAAAGGCAAAGATGCAATTAGAAACCGTCATAAAAAGACTACTTAGATTCATCGATACTAGATTACAGGCATTATCTATGACAGTAACATCAGGAAGTGTTGACAGTATGGAAAATTATAAGTATATAATAGGACAAATAAACGGCCTAGAGGCCACAAGACAGGAACTCTCTAACCTGCTAGAAGATAAGGAGCAAAAAAATGAAGGAACAGTCATCGATATTAACACCAAACAATGAGTTAGTTGGTGTAAAAAAATCAAAAACAGAAGAACCAAAATTACCACAACCAACAGGTTGGAGACTATTAGTTTTACCTTTTAAGATGAAAGAGAAAACTAAAGGTGGAGTAATATTAGCTGAAGATACTTTGGAGCGTCAACAAGTTGCTTCACAAGTAGGTTTAGTTATGGCCATGGGTCCACAATGTTATAAGGATAAAGAGAGATATCCAGAGGGTCCGTGGTGCAAAGAAAAAGATTGGGTTATGTTTGCACGTTATGCAGGTAGCCGAATCAAAATAGAGGGTGGGGAGATGCGTCTGCTAAACGACGATGAAGTGTTAGCAACAATTGATAGTCCAGAGGACATCTTGCATGAGTTTTAACATAGGAAGGAGTTACTATGCCAGAGGATAATGAAAAAATGGTACCCATCGATACATCAGGACCTGATGCAGAAGTGGATATTGAAGAAACAAAAGACGAGTCAGTTATAGAAACTGAAGCGCCTAAAGAAGAAACAACGGAACAAGAAACAACACAACAAGAAAAAAAAGAAGACGACAATAAGTTAGAAGATTACAGTAAAGGTGTACAAGCTCGTATTGCGAAACTAACTCGTAAGATGAGAGAAGCAGAGAGAAGAGAAAAAGCTGCTGTTGAATATGCACAAGCTGTAGAAGAGAAGAGAAAAGTTTTAGAAAAAAGATTTGAAAAAACTGACTCTGACTACATCAAAAAATTTGAGTCTACTATTTCATCAGGAATGGAGGCAGCACAAAAAGAATTAGCTGCAGCTATAGAATCTGGTGATGCGCAGGCGCAAGTTGAAGCAAACAAAAGAATTGCAACACTCGCTTTTGAGAATGCAAAACTGGAGCAAGCTAAAGAGGGAAGACAATCAACAACACAGGATGAGAAACCTGTAAATCTATCTCAAGGTGGAGATGTTAATCTTCCTCAAAAAGATGATCCAATAAACCCAGATCCTAGAGCTGAAGCATGGGCTTCTAAGAATCCTTGGTTTGGAACTGATAGAGCGATGACATATACTGCATTTGAGATTCATAAGGATCTTACTGAAAAAGAAGGGTTTGATCCTAGCTCTGACGAGTATTATGCTGAAGTTGATAAAAGAATACGAGTTGACTTCCCGCATAAATTTGGTAAAACTGAAAATACGCAAACGGCCGCCCCTGTTCAGACAGTGGCTTCTGCTAATAGAAGCGTAAAGCCTGGTCGCAAAACTGTGAAACTCA